TGCCTCTTCGACCGGGGCCTCCTCGATAACCGGCTCCGATACTAGCTTTACGTCGTTAACAATCTTTACCATATTTTCTCCTCTAAAAGAATGGGGCGAGCGAGCCTAAGCCCACTCGCCCCATTCTCAGACCTTAGTCTCTATCTAGATCAGACAGCGACGCGGATCTTGACGTTGAACTGAGGAGTCTTAGCAGCCAAGCCGTACATCACAAACATGATATAGAGCCGGGTCAGCGCGCCACCCACACCAACAGGGATCTCAAGGGTCGTGATCGAGTCCGAACCGAGGTAAGGCATCGACCAGGTGTCCTCGTCGACGACATACATGTCGCGGACGTTGACGCTAGAAACGGTGTACGAGCCGATCGAGTCGCCAGGAACGGCGAGGAGCGGAAGTGCACCAGCTGGGGTCACGACTGACCCGAAACCAAGACCAGCCGTCGCGCCCTCGCCGCCACCTGGGTAGCGGATAAGGTTCGTCAGCTCGTTCTGGTAAGCAGCAGCATCCGTAGGCGAAAGAATGATCGCCGATGGGTTGCCACCGTTGTTCAGGGTTCGCATCGTACGCGCCGAGCTCGACACCGGCAGTACCGGTCGAGGACGAAGCGTTACCCTGGAAGAGGGTCTTCTGGAGCTTGTGGGCAATTGCCGTCACGCCGCCCGAAAGCTCGGTGGCGAGGCCGTCAAACCCAGCACCACCCTGCGTGATCGCAAACTGCGACTTGAGGGTGATACCACGGCGGGTCGCAAGGACCGCAACGTTCGTGGTCTGGCGGGCATAGGTGTTGGTGTCATCCGTCACCGTGCCAGCTTCAGTCATGAACGCCGCATCGCCGTAAGCGGTCTGCTGATTGTAAGCGTGAACAAGTCCGTTGGCGCCTTCCTTGCGGATGCGGTCAAAGAACGGGAATCGCTTTACGAACAGCGCGTAGAGCATTGGCTCGAGGTCCTGGCGGATAAGCGCAGCGCCGCCGCTAGCATCGAGCACCTTGGCAATGTTCGGGTTAGCAACCGCGAGGCGGTTGAGAACATCGTCACTGGCCTGTCGACCGGACTGCTTACCAGCCTGGACGTCAAGCATCTTCTTGACATCGTTCGAGTCCATCGAGACGAACTTCTCGCGCAGCTCGCGCTGTGCGACAAGGGCGCTCACGGAATCAAACGAGTCTGCCTGTGCGTCGTCCTTGCCGACAACACCTGCAGGGGCCGCATTAAGGCCCTCGAGTTCCTTCTCCAGGCCCTCGAGCTTCTCGCGAATCTCAGACATTTATTTCTTCTCCAAAATAGCCTGAATATACGGGCTCAACCAAGGGGCATCAATCCCCTTCTTCGCCGGTACATCCGTAAGTATTGACTTTCGGCCAGCTGGTGACTTTAGAGCAAGCTCCAAAAGCTTCACCGCATGCTCGAGGTCCTTCTCAAGCTGCTCCTTCTCCTCCAAGAGTTCGGTCGCGGCGGTATTCTCCACCACTACCTCCTCTGCGGGAACGGAAGCAACAGCTTCTTCAGTAACCACGGCGAGATCCGCCTCTTCAGCGGTCGTCTCGGTAGCCTCTACGTGATGGTCAAGGGACTTCGTCGTCTCATCAACGATTCCGGCCTCGACCGATTCGGCCGCGGGTGCAGCCTCCTCTTCGGCCGCTGGTGCAGCCTCATACTCTAGATAGGCCTGCACCCATCCAGCAGCATACTCAATGTACTTCGCTCGGTCGTCATTAGCCTCTTCAGACTTGACGGACTCGAGCTCGCTGACAACATTCTTAAGTCGTTCAGCGACCGGCATTGCCCCCTTCTCTTCGACAACGGGCTCAGGCGTTGCGGACGCTGGAATTGGAAGCTCGCGCTCCTTACCGTCCGTGCCAGAGACAGTCACCGTGACGCGGGTTGCCTTTTCAAGCGTTTCGCTCACGTTTTCTACCTCATCTCCTGCACTGGCGGCCTCTTCGGGAGCCGGTGCGATCTTTTCCTCTATGGACGGAACAGCAACTTGCTCCCCGCCTACAGCATCTGCTCCTGAAGCCGTGTACGACCCAACAGCTTCCTCAGCATCAGATTTAGTGGCGCTGCTTTCGACCTCGCCCTCGTCGTCGTCCTCTTCATCGTCCTCAGCCTCAGCGAGAGGCGCGATCTTTGAGAGGGTTGAGAACTTATGGCCAACAAGCGTCTCGGTTTCCGCCCAGCCGTCACCGGCCTCGCTATAGATTCGGATTAGTGCCGCCGGGTCTTCCGGAGTTGCATTTACACTGAAGTCCGAATCTGGAATGCCAAGAACTCCTTCGCGCATGATGTACTCGATTCTACCGCGAGCCGTTCCGCCGCTGGAATTCCAGCTGACGAAGTCACCCTCCTTGAGGGCGTCTGGCTCTGCCTTTTCTGTAATCTCAAGCTCACCAGCCTGATCGGCAGTGCGGAGGCTCTTGAGCGCATTCTGAAGATACGATCGCTGGTTTGCCGGAATGCCGACAATGCTTGATTCGAGAAGATTTACTTTCTCAATAACGTATGTATCAAGGCCGCTGGAGTCCTTCCGCTTGGAAACCTTCTCGACGCGAGCGCCGATAGACATTCCGAGCTTTACCCCTCTCTTAATGGCCTTGTACGCCTGCATTGCGGCAGGGTTCTCTTCTTCCGGGCAAACCTTGACATCGATATCAAGATCGTATACCTCAAGGCCAGTGTCGGCGTCAAGACGCTTGACAATCCTGGCGTCCGTAACAGAACCAAAGAGGTCCTCCGGAACGTTGTAATTGTGGTTGAGGAATACGGTCATGTTTTGCTTCGCCGTATCCGCCATGGACTTGATAGCGTCAAGAGTGATCTCATCACCCTGTCGATCCCTAATCGTAGATGACGTGGTCCCGGAGACGTATAGATCTCCGTTATCGGACTCCCGTACCTTTAGGGCGTTGGTGTAAAGCTTGAAATCCAAGACAACCTCCCTGGGCATAGCCCCTAGCCCTAGGATTGTATGACTGTTCTATTGACTAGTCAACAGAACAATTTCTACGTGGTATTTAACCACATTTCTGCACAGTTTACACATATTAAGACCCTATTAGTCACCTATTTTGACCATTAGGGTGGGTATTAGTCCTTTATACCGTATAATAATGCAATGGATACTGACAGCGAATTCGCCCTAGGGCCGGAGCCTGAGATAGTCGAGGTGTCGGCGGATGAGCCGTCTAAAAAGTGCCCAACGTGCCAGCAGCTCCAGGAAACAGCCTCAGAGCTAAAGCGCGGGTACAAGGAGCTTGCCCGACTACAGAAGACTTTCGAGCCTCTTGTCAAGAGATATGAACTAATACAAAGGGCCCACCCTCGGTGTGCGCTTTGTTTCATCATGAGCGGTGAGCATCATATCGAGACCGTTCTGGTCCCGGAGCCCCTAGTCCCAAGGGCTAAGGGCCAGAAAAGATACGCAGTCTGCTCTGACTGCTATAAACTGCTCCACAGGCTTCGGAGGAGCGTACCTCAGCAGCGAGCCTATGCAAGGCACGTCTGGGAGCTCGATAAGGACGAAGATAATGAAATCGTCTTGCCAGGAGAGGACAACAACGAGGTAGAGGATTGACACCTGACATAACATCGACTGTCGTGGTAGATTTTGCTGACGGGAGATTTGCTGTTCCGAGATACTGGCAAAATTATCCGTGCATGAGAGCAATATCGTATGACGGTCCGGTTCGCAGGGTTGCGCTAACATTAGAGCAAACAAGAAAGACAATCTCTGGCGAAATGCAGGAAAAAACCATCTGGGGGGCCATCAGGTCCTCCATCAGAGGGAGAAAATAAGTGGCCGAAGATCGATCGATACTCGACCGTATCCTTGGTAGGGGCGGCAACGAGACTGTCAAGAACTTCCCGGACGAGATGCTGCCCAATTGGGACAATTCCCCATACACGCGCGGCGCATCACAGATCGACAACAACGGGAAGCGTTCAGTAAAGCAGCTCCGCCGATGGGCGCGAGAGAATCCCTGGATTCGAGCCGCGATCAACCTTCGCCGCACGCAGGTCAGCCGAGCTCAGTGGGATATCGTCTCGCTTGATGGCGAGACCCCGGTAGACCACCTCACCGTAAAGCGTATCAAGTATCTGTTCCGCCACCCGAACACGCGAAGGGACTCCTTCCGCTCGTTTATTGAGCCAGTGATTGAAGATCTCTTGACTCTTGACATCGGCGCTATTGAGGTTGAGCCTACCGCAGGTGCCCGTCTTGGAATCCGACGCGATCCAATTGCTAACCTTTGGCCAATTGACGGCGGGTCTATCCGCTTCGATCCGTCGTGGGATGGGACTGACTCCGACAAGCCGCGCTACTACCAGTACGACAGCTCCGGGAAGGTTGTTTCAAAGTATCTGAACGAGGAGCTTGTTGTTATCCAGGCGAACCCAATGACCTACTC